CTTCTCGTACCCGCGTGTGAATTCAGGCTTCAGGTTAGTGGTCACTAATTTTCTGTATCCGTTAGCAGAGTGATAATACGGATACAACGGATACAAAACCGTTATCAAGGTGGCAAGTTTAATAAATCGCGTTTATCGTTTAGCTTCAGACGATAGTTCCCGTTTATGGCTGTATCCATAATGCGGATACGCTGTAGACCGACCGTAGTATACAGTTGACAACGTCGTCGCGCAGTGTTTTAATTTGCGTCATGGCTAAATATGAACTTATTACTATCGACGAGTTGGGTGCCGAAACCGTTCAGTTTCACGAGGAACGCGCCGGTGTCACACTCGCTTCGCTAATCGGCGACATCGTGGCCGCGAGGGCCAACATCCCGGATAACGATTCCTCGAAAAACCCGGTGTCCTTATCATGCAACGATCCGACCGTAACTGCCGAAGGTCCCTTGAAGAAACGCGAGGAGACCCGGGCATGGATGATGCTGCAGATTTTGTCCGAATTTCGCGGATCGAACGAGTACGGCGAAAGACGCTTCTCGATTAGTGCCGGTTACAATAAGGTCGGTGTCACTGCGGCGACCGTCACCCATTGGCGTAAAACTTACCCGTTATTCGGTGGCATCTGCGACTCGGTACAGGCTGAAATGGTCGACTCGATCCGCGAAGAAGCTTACCGCCGAGCGGTGGTCGGGCACCAAGAGCCACTGGTTCACCAAGGTTTCAAGACTGGTGACTCGGTGCGAAAGTTCTCAGACACTCTCCTTCAGTTCACCCTGATGGGCTATGATGCAAAATTCCGCAAGCAGGAAGTTAACATGAATCACTCGGGTTCGATTGATTCTACCGTGAACATTGAGGGAATTCGTGATCGACTCGCCGACCGTCTCAAAGCGAAAGCCAAATCGGAAGAAGCCGACGATAATTGATCCGTCCAACATGGACGAGTTCGTATCCGAACTTACCGACGCTGAAGCTCTTGAACTTTATTACGACTGGGAAACTTGGGCCAGACCCAATCAGACTGTTCCCCCGCAGGAGTGGTGGACCATCTGGCTCATCTTGGCCGGTCGTGGCTGGGGCAAGACCCGGTGTGGTGCCGAGTTCGTGCGGTTTCACGTGGAAAATGGTCTGGCCTCCCGCATCGCATTGATCGCCGAGGACGCGGGTGACGCCCGTGATGTTATGATCGAGGGTGAGTCCGGAATCCTGGCCATTTCGCACCCGAAAATGCGACCGGTCTTCCAGCCATCGAAAAGGCGTCTGGAGTGGCCGAACGGAGCCATTGCCACCATCTACTCGGACAATGATCCCGAAACGCTTCGTGGCCCCCAGCATGACCTCGCGTGGGTAGACGAATTAGCGAAATTCCGCAATATCGATTTGATGTGGTCGAATTTGATGTTCGGTCTGCGACTAGGGCAAAAGCCGAGGGTGTGCGTCACTACGACGCCGAAACCCGTGCCGATGATTAGGAAACTCGCTGCTGACGACCGAGTGTTGGTCACCACTGGCACCACGCACGAGAATTTCAGTAACTTGGCACCGACCTTTCGAGACGAAATCATTTCGGAGTACGAGGGCACGCGCATCGGTCGGCAGGAGCTGTATGCCGAACTCATCGACCCCGAAGACTACGGCATCGTTAAACGCGAGTGGTTCCGCTTGTGGCCAGCCGAGAAAGAGCTACCCGAGTTCATCTACATTTTGCAGTCGTACGACCCGGCCTACACTGACAAGACGATTAACGATCCGACCGCGTGCTCGGTATGGGGCGTCTTTCGACCATCGCCCGATAAGCCCATGTCGGTCATGCTCATCGACTGCTTCGAAGCATTCATGATCTACCCCGACCTTAAACGCAAAATGCTTGATGAATTCGAGTCGATCTACGGCGAACCGGGTAAGCGGGTGGACCAGATCCTCATCGAGGAAAAGGCGTCGGGCCTGTCGCTCATCCAGGATTTACAGAGGGCCAACCTCCCCGTTCGCGGGTACAATCCGGGGCGTGCCGACAAAACCCAGCGACTGGCGCTCATCGCCAACATTATCGAGCGTGGCCGGGTGTACGTGCCCGAATCGACGCTCAAGCGTGGCCAGCCAAGAGATTGGGCCGACCTCCTCATTTCGCAGATTTGCTCATTCCCAGAAAGCCCGAGGGATGATTTAATAGATACTACGTCGCAAGCGCTGCGTTTGATCCGCGACATGGGCCTGATTAACATCGACCCGATACCTGACGACGACGATCTTTACGACGTCGAAACGCCACGAACTAACCCATACGCGGTGTAAAATGCCTGAATTCCGTAACCGACCCGAGCAGTACCCAGCCATTGGCGCTTTAGGTAGGACCCTGAAGAAGGTCGATGATTTTGCACGAAAGCCATTCGGGTACGACAATCCCCCAGTCGCGATGATATCGGATTTCCTCGACATCCCCGGCGTGTACAAAACGGCTGAAAACATTAATTACGGATCGCCCTTGACACGTGGTACTGGCCAAGCCCGGCAGATGACCGATGACACCAAGGCCGGACTATTTGGCGCTATGAATTTCGCACCCGGTGTTGCTGCACTGGCCCGAGCCACCAAAGGCATGCCAGTTGGTCTTACGGTCAAACCGGTCGGTAACCTGAATTTTCGTCACTCGGTCATCGCCGAAAGCCTGAAAGGTCCAGAGAAGCAAAAGATTTCCGATTTCGTCAAGCAGATCAAAGGCATGAAAGGCCTGACCAAAGAAGGTAAGAGGAATGCGCTAGAAATACTTGAAAATTCGATGGACCAAAACACCGTCGTTACTAAGCAATTTATCGAGGATTCCTTCAAGCCATCGCAATACAACAAGGTTGATTTGGCCGGTGCCGCTGAAGATGCTGAATTTCATATGGACATTGAGGCGGCCGAGAGAGCGATGCGTGACCCTGAAAGATTCCACATGCTTGCAGACGAATTGGGTCTCGAGTATGACGATCCAAATATCGCAGGTGAGCTGGAAAAGCTTTATGATAAAGTAAAAATACACCAGCTAGAACGCGGGGGTGTAGGTGATTCTGAACGTTTTCTCAGGAATGTATCACCCACGGTCCGCGATGCTTTGACTAATAGTGGACTTATCGGCAACGGTCATTTCGATCACAGGGGTTTCACAAATGCTGTAGATGAAGTGACTACCGCGTTGGCCGACACTCATTTGGAATTCCTTAGGGAAAATCATGTTCCTACCACTGATTATCAGTATAGGGAATATCAGCGTTTGGTTCCAGATATCGAGGTCGGTAATTATGTTGAAATGGGTATTTCACACCCGGATGCCCCTAGTCTGTATGGTCATTATTCTGGCTCCCCCGAACCGTTAGTTGCCCATTTTCGCGGCACCGGTAACCCGAAAGAAATTCGTCTCCCAACAGATTATTTAGATTCGTATAGCGTTAACCAGTACAGTGTAAAGCCGAATTCATTCGTGATTGAAGAATTACAATCCGATGCGCAAAAGGGTGTGAAGCAAGAAGGTTCATTGCACCAAGCACATGCCACCGCTTTCAAAGCTGCCGTTCAGCATGCGCTAGAACAAGGCCACAACACTGTTTATCTACCATCTGCAGACACGATCGGTTTTGCCCGTGGGAAGTCGGGTGAGCCATTTGCGTCAATTTACGACCAAGAAGTCGTAAATTATGGGTTAGCTCCATTATCTCGCATGGAGGGTGTTGAAGTCACACCTATCGTTTCACCAGATTCGGGCCGGGGCGTCGCTTATCACGAGCTTAATTTTTCACCTGAGGCCGCGAAAGAAATCCTTGAGGGCAAAGGTCAAGCATTCCCCGGTTTTGCAGTTGGTGGTGCCGTCGGCATGAAAGAGGGCGGTAAGCCCGAGCGTACCGAAGACCGACAATCGTTTAAAGCCACCCCTCGATTGGGCACGCTCGGCAAAATCGCTGATGCGACCAAATATCTGCATAATAACTACCTTAAGGCGCAAGCCGGATATGATAATCCGGTGACTGAAGCGATATCGAATCTCGCCGGTATCCCCGCATTTGCTGAAATGATGGACCGGTTATCATATGGCGACTCGATGTTCAAGGGTAAGGGCGAAACGCTAAAACTACAGGACTGGGCGGTCGATGGTCTTTCATCGGTACCTGCCGGAGTGGCTGCGAATCTTGGCGTCAAAGTCGTTAAATCGATACCCGGCGCACTTAAACATGGCGCGACGTCATTCGCTAAAGCGTCAGCCGGTACCGCGTCGAATGTGGTGCGTCCAAAAGGGTCGCAAAACGTCGATCTTGGGATGCAGATAGATTTTAATGATATCATCTCGCGTCCGAATGCAGGAAATGCCCGTGCACGACTCGCACGATGGGAAGATATGTTAGCTTCAGGTGAAACGAGAGAGTATCAAGGTGCTACTGAAGAGTTATCCGATTTAACTAGCCGTCTTAAAAATGATCTTGCGGTGGATGATTGGATTAGGGGAACACTGGCGAAATACATGAAACGGGATATGGGAACGCCCGAAGACCCAGTCCGTGCACTGGCCGAGCAAGGAATCACGCATACGAATCTCGGGCGTCAATACGAAACCCCCAGTGTGTTTACTGCACATACTAGAAATTTCCGCGGATATCCCGAGGAAGGCATGGCTTCATCACCCGAGGCCAAAAGGTGGGAAACTGTAGCGGATGATGCGCTGGGTGAATCTTACACCATTGGTGGTAATAATTTCTTTAACCCTTTTACTCTTAGGCAACAAGACGTACCTGAATGGTATATAAATTTACCTGAAGGGACTGAAGTATTCGAACCTCGAATGCACAATCTCGGATTCGACCACATCGTCGACGTCTTACACGAAGATTTAGCGACTGGTCGTTTACGCCCCGAGCAGGTGTCGAAGATTTCGATGTCGGATGCAGTGCGTCGTACCCATCAGTACGACCTAGAACTCGCGGCCAGAATGGAAGCGGCCAAAGCCGCACAGCGAGCAGGGCTGCCGGTGCACAAAGAATACGGAACTGGTTTTAAATGGATCGAACTTAATAAGCCCGGATCGTTTGCTTCAGAATCTGATGCGATGGGCCATTCGGTGCGCGGGTACGAACCTCCTAGAGGGCATGAGGATTGGGTCGAGGAGTCAGCCGGGTACGGTCATTCAAGCTATGGCCACGGTGGATGGGATGCTATTAAGAGCGGTAAAGCCAAGGTGCATTCACTGGTCGACGAAAAGGGAAATCCGCATGTAACGGTAGAATCTTACACGCCTGATATTCGAGTGTGGGACGATGTTACTCGATTAGTAGGTGCAAATAAAGCCGAGGAACTTCATAAAGGGTTCCAAGGCTGGTTGAGAACACAACCTCCGTATGGGGGTGATGCTGTTCGCGCTTTGAATGATTATTTGGTCAGTAGCGGTATTGACCCTATGCAGAATCGAAGGATTACCCAGATTAAGGGAAAGCAAAATACTGCACCCGCCGACGATTACCAGCCTTACATAGCCGACTTCGTGCGCACTGGTGATTTTCACCCGCGTGTAGGAGACGCCCACCACACCGATATGATCGAAATCGGTGGTAAGCTAATACGTCGACCAGAATTACAAGAAATTGCCGACCAAGTCGGATTTGATTTAGGTTACGCGGAGGGATTAGGGGGTAGAAATTACTTCAATAATATGTCCCGAAAAGACCCGAACATTCTAAGTGGTTCAGATAAAATGATGCTTGATGCTATCAAAACGTATCAGCCACCAGAGCTTAAAGACGGCGGATCGGTCGACCTGCGTCAGCACTACCTCGGCATACCTACCGAGCAAGATAACTCACATTTACGCGCACATTATTTAGGACTCTAACCGATGGATGAACCGTTCCCACAAGAGATGATGGAGTTGCCGCAAGGTCCTGAGGACATTGATGGTATGATCGTCGACATTGACTTAATGTCTTCCGACGTCGAGGAACTCCCTGACGGATCAGCCATTGTTCAGCTAGAAGATGGTCCGTTGGAGGACACCGATTTCTATCGAAATCTGGCCGAAGACATGTCGGAGCGTGAACTCCAGACTATGGCGAGCACAATGCTTTCGTTAATCGAAAAAGATCGCGAAGCCCGTAAAGAGCGCGATAAGCAGTACGAAGAAGGCATTAAACGTACCGGTCTCGGCAATGATGCGCCCGGTGGTGCGATGTTCCAAGGTGCCTCCCGCGTGGTTCACCCAGTCATGGCCGAAGCGTGCGTCGATTTCATGTCTCGCGCAATTAAGGAGTTATTCCCGCCCGATGGTCCAGTGCGTACGAATATCCTCGGCGAAAATGACGAGGACAAGACGAAACGTGCCGAGCGTAAACGCGACTGGATGAACTGGCAGTTAACTGAGCAGATCGAAGAATTCCGCGACGAGATGGAGCAGTTGCTCACCCAGCTGCCACTTGGCGGGTCTCAGTACATGAAATTGTACTACGACACCCAGAAGAAGCGCCCAGTCGCCGAATTCATACCGGTCGACAATATGATTTTACCGTTTTCAGCGGCGAATTTTTACACCGCTCAACGGGCATCGGAAGTACAAGACATCACCCAGCTTGAATTCGAACGGCGTGTCCAATCGGGTCTTTACCGCGATGTGGAGATCATCCGAGCGACTGCTGAACCCGAAGCGAGTGCGGCCAAAAAAGCGAACCAAAAGGTCGAAGGCGTTCAATCGGACGAAAATGTTGACGGACTGCGCCGCCTGTACCACGTCTACGTGACCATGGAAGTGGAAGACGACGAAGAGTCGCAAGGCGATATCGCACCATACATTATGATGATCGACGAGGTAGACGACACAATCGTGGGTCTGTATCGAAATTGGGAAGAAGCCGACGAGACGATGACAAAGCTGGATCACGTGATCGAATTTAAGTTCATCCCGTGGCGCGGCGCACTCGCGATCGGTTTCCCGCATTTGATCGGTGGTCTCGCTGCAGCACTGACTGGTACTTTGCGTGCACTTCTGGATTCGGCGCATATTAACAACGCCGCGACGATGCTAAAGCTGAAAGGCGCGAAGATTTCGGGCCAGTCGACTAGTGTCGAAGTTACTCAAGTGGCCGAAATTGAGGGTGCTCCGGGGGTCGACGATATACGCAAAATCGCAATGCCGATGCCGTTCAATCCGCCTTCACCGGTTCTCTACGAGCTTCTGGG